ATGATTTATGACTGCTTTCTCTATTACGATGAAGATATGTTGTTAGACATTCGTCTACACACTTTGGCTAATGTTGTAGATAAGTTTGTTATTGTTGAATCAAAGTTCACTTTTACGGGTCGCCCAAAACCACTCAATTTCAATATTGAGAAATTCAAGGCATTTGCCGATAAAATCATTTATGTTGTAAACGACACTGAACCGACGAAATTACCAGGAACAAAATACAGTCCTGATTATGAAGTTGACCCATGGGAAGTGGAAGCGAACCATCGTAATAGTATTATGCAAGGTCTGGTAGATGCAAAGCCTGACGATATAATAATTGTTTCTGACGTTGATGAAATCTTCAAACCAGAAGCGATTAAAAAAATAAACCCGCGTCATTTGTGCACTACCATCCATCAAGATTTCTATAACTATCAGTTCAACATGCAAGTGTTCAACAAAGATGGTTCTCCGCGCAAGTGTACACTTCCAAGAGCAACAACATACAAAAACCTGTTGGATTTTTTTGACGGTGAACCTGAGACCTTCAGGAATGTCAAGCGTAATCGTTTATTTAAAAAATGGTCGTGGTTCAAATGGAATTGGTTTAAGTTCAATAATAAAGTTATTGATAATGGTGGTTGGCATTTCTCGTGGGTGATGACACCTGAACGTATTTCTGAAAAGATGTCTACTATCTCGCACCAAGAATATAATACGCCTGATTTCAATAACCCAGATCACATTTTGAAAGTGTTAGAGAACGCAGAAGATATCTGGGGGCGAGATAGAAAACTAGTCAAGCAAGAACTTAAAAAGCCCGAATTCCCGGATTATCTAGTCGACAATAAAGAAAAATTTAAAATGTTTGTCATTTAATCTCTCACAGGCTTATCAGGCCATGCTATATCGGGTGCTTTCGTAATATCGACTCTATTTAGAAGCACCCGGTACTTTTTCCACTCGAGCAGTAACGCCGCTTCTGCATCGGTAGCCATTCCTAAATCAACGGCATCCTGAAGCGGGGCAATAGCTCTTTCCGCAACCGCCATTAATTCACTTTTCTTTTGCTCCGCAACGTCGGCATCGCTTGGGCGGATATCAATAAAAACACCCTCCGAAAACTTGAAATTCCCTAACACATTAGCCGGGATGTCAGCTGGGTTTATCTCATATACATTTCGCCCTTCCTGCATACCCATAAATGAGACATCACTCTCACAGGCAACTACTATTCCATTCTCATCGGTAGCTACCGCACCTTTCCAAGTGCGCAGAGTTTCATACCAGTCCCTCCCGCTTTCATCCTGAAAATACAGTCCAGTCCTGAGCATGCCTTCAATTTCTGCTTGCTCTTTTTTATATATTACCGGATTGATAAACTTATCCATTATTAATCTCCAACATTGACCCAGGCATTTGTTTGTTTATTTAAATACTGTAATTGACGATAGTAGACACCTAGCTTTCGGCCATCACTTCTGTTTTCCATATTCACCCCTGTGAGAACGCATCCAGCAGGTGATTCCCAGTTTCCAAACCAGGCATCTGTCGGATTTCGAACCTGTTGACCGCCTCGGCGTAGGCCATTTACCACACCATAACGCGCATCACTCTGTGCTTTGGTATAAGCTTCACCCGCAGGGGTGTAACTCCCTTTCGGCTGAAAACGCCCGTCACTTTCCGACTTCGTGTATGCCTGACCAGCAGGGGTGTAACTCCCCTTAGGCTGAAAACGTCCGTCACTTTCAGCTTTGGTGTATGCGCCTGTTTTTGGCATATATCCCGCATCTGATTGTGCTTTGGTGTAATAACGGTTATCAAAATTGGCATAGCTGCCCGGATTAACCTGACCCGGCGCGTTAAAGTTGCCATTAGTGTCCCATTTAAAATTAACCTCTGATCCGCCACTGCCTTTCATGTGCAGATGCCATGAAAGTTCGGTTCCCGCGACCAGAGACCCAAACGAAAAAGCCCAGGAGTTTTTACTCGCGATTGTCGCCTGTTGCTTGATAACCGGGTGGTATTCGCTCTCGCCGGTTGTTGAATATGAATTAAAAAATGGTGCTTTCGTTTTATACTGTTCTACCCACGCAAACGCCCCGCTATAACCTGCTGTAATTTCTTTAGAGGCATAGACCGTATTACCGACGGTAAGTGGCGTTTCAGATTGAAGTGCTCCTGTTTCAAGGCTTACAAGCAATGGTCGAAGCGCGTTGTAGGCTCCGTAAGAGTCTCCCTTATTGGTCAGCATGAGATACAGGTTGCTGCCGTCATTTCGCCAGAATGAGCCGTAGTCACCATAGGCAATGCGGAAATTGTTTGCGATGGTACTCTGAATTTCTGCATCAGCCTTGAGTACGCCACTCATGGTGTCGCCGCTTTTATTCACGGCACCAATATCAGCCGGGGACGGTTTATTGACGGAATCATATCGTTTGGCCCAGGCAGTCCATGCGCCCGTTGAATACTGGCTGCGAGTGTAGGCACGAGAACTGTTATAAACCAGATAAACTTGTGTCACGCCCGCATTTTTGTAAACCAGCAGCGTTCCGGCGTTATTTTCTGGATAGTGCCTCGCGGCTGAAGTATTGGCATTTATTGGCTGAAAATAAATACCCGGCGTTTTTAACGTATCCAGATCCTCGGTCGAAAGCCCGATAGCCTGGTCGTTGAAGATATCCTGAGACGTTACGCTGGTATCGTCTGTCAGTGCGTGACCATTTATCTTACGCCCAGACGGTACACGCCCATTAGCATTATCATTAGCTGCTTTGACAGCTTTCGGCGTAGCCGCCAGCGATTCACTGTCACTGTCAGTTGCGCTACTGAGCTGGACAATCCCCTTTTGTGCTGTGGTGGCGTTCTGAGCAGTATATTTCCCTTTTGCAAGATCATATGCATCTTTAACTGCCTTTGGTGTGGCCGCCAGCCCCTCCGACTTACTGTCGGTCGCATTACTGAGCTGCACCAGCCCCTTACGTAATGTAGTCGCATCGACGACGTCTATCGCTTCCCGCGCGCTTTTTTGTGCACTTGGGCCATTCTCAGCGATCTCCCCGAGATTTCGGTCGAGCCGCAGAAAAAGACCATCGCCCGTAGCCACTTTTAATTCAACTGCCGCCGTCTCTGATACCGCAAGTCGGTATTGTAGATTTACACTGACACCGTTTTCAGGCTTTTCAATGGCGGCACAATTCGCAACAGAATACAGTTCGCCAGCATCTGTCAGCAGGCCAACTTCCCTGACTACGAATCCACCAACGTTAACCGGAAGGACCAGCTGAGCAATAAACTGGTTCGCCTGATCCGGAGAAATCTGTAGTGCAGAAATTGCGCTGCGATAGACCTCACGCACCAGCTTCGTCTGCGCAGGAGCCGGTTTAACGGACTGCCCGTTCCCGTCCCCCACAACAAAATCTTTGATGATGACGGGCTTCCCGGTTGCAGAGGATTGCGTCTCCAGCTCCTTGCCCCGGTTTGTCAGAATGCTGTAATACTTCTCAGCCATGGTTAAACTCCTGCCTCAATAACAACGTCAATCCAGGCGGTAACAGCGCCGCCGGCATAATAAGTTCCCTTCGCACCCAGATCGGCGATCACATCGATAGTGGTCAACAGGCTGCGGAGGTTTTTGGCTTTATCGACCTGGCGCCGTATGCGCTGGTAAAGCGCTTCGTCAACAGCTTGTAAGCTGTAAACCTCCACGCGGAAGGTGTAGGGATCCTTGCGCGGTGTATCCTCCCACCACTCAATCACAGTGGTCGGGAGGCTGACGGCGCTCAGCGACCGCCTGACCGCCCCGGCGGTGCCCCGATGCTGATGGACATAAGCGGCATCCCTGATCACCTGCCTTTTTTCTTCCTCGGTCCAGGCCTCCTCCCATGAATCCACCGCGAATTCCCAGGCCAGCCATGGCAGCAAATGTGCGGGACAAGTATCAGGATTTTTCACCTTACGTACCATGTCAGTATCCAGCGCCGTGATCAGCTCTGTGCTTGTCTGTTCCTGCGCCCGTTCCGGTTGAATAGCTGAAGGCGGAAGCAGAGATCGAAATTTATCCACTCACTCCTCCTTTACGGGTGACGTTTATCGCGCTGCACCACGGGGCCTGTCCTGCTGCCGCTTCCAGATCAGCCGTCGGGCTGAGCAACTTAACTCTGGATACGCCGGGCTGCTGAAGTGCTGAGTAAATAGCGGAAAGCGGTACGATGGCATTAATGCGATGGGAAAGCTGTGTGTAGCTCGTCAGCGTACTTATCGCGTTTTCCAGTACCGTCTGTGCATCCGGACCGTCTGGTATTTCAAGTTCAGCCTTTACGGTATAGCTGGCGATACTGGCACTCTTCACACTGACAAAATCGGTGAGCGGCCTGACTTCATCCGCGCTCAGTTTATTCATCACTTTTTCGATCAGGATATCCCCGGCCTCGCCGTTGCCGGTTCGCGAGAGCACGTATACATCCACCTCGCCGGGCCGGTTATGGGTTTCAGGCCCGTAGGCGTCCGCATCCAGCACATCGTTATCCGCTGATTTGGCATGAAAGCGATAAGCGTTACGCGCGCCGGCCGTATTCAGCTGCGCCCACGAAAGCTGTATACGTTCCCGGAAAGCGTCGTCGTCTTCATAAACAGGGTCGACAGGGGGAACCGCATCCGGATCGCCGGGATTAATCACCAGACGGGAAACATTAAAGGCCGCGCCCAGCTGGTCGAGATCGGCCTCTCTGGCACTGGCAAGGAAAACAGCCCTTACAGCGTCATTAACGCGCTGGAACGCCAGAGTGAGCTGGTAGGCGTTGATTTCACCCTGTTTATACGCCGGGTCAGATTCCACCAGCGCATCAAATTCCGGATCCAGTTCGCGCAGGCGCGCCAGCCAGCGGGTAAAAATGTCAGCGGCATCCGGTACCACGATGGCATCCGGCACCGCCAGGGCGGACAGGTTAATTACGTCATAGCTGCTTGCCATAAATCGGTATGCCTCCGGTGCTGACAGGAAGATTGTTCTCTTTGTTAATCCCTTCGATATCCACCACACACCCCGTTTTGTCAGCCGGGAAAGAAACGACAACGCGCGTGACCTTAAGCCGGGGTTCCCAGCGTGCCAGCGCCGAGGCGGTCGCGGCGATGATGCGAAGCCTGGTCAGGTCATCACGAGGGTTATCAACCAGCGAAAACAGGTCACTGCCATAATCACGGATCAGTACACGGCTGCCGACGGGCGTGGAGAGAATATCGCTGACGGACTGGCGCAGATGATCGCTACCGGACAGGTGTTTCCCGGTCCGGCTGTTTACACCGTTCATAGTATTTTCCGTATCTGTTTGTCGGATGGCTGAGAGTTATCCGAAGTAATCCGGGCCGGTCTTATCCTTGCTGCCGGATTTTTTTGAGGATTTCGCAGGCTTGCGAATATCAACCACCAGGTTGTATGTGAAACTGAAACCCGCAGGTGTCAGGGAAAACACCAGCGACTCAACCACCCAGGCGCGATCTTCCCGTTCGCCAAAGCCGGACGTGGATACGCCAGACTCTGCCGTAAGAGGAACGTGTCTGGGTCGGCAGGGCCCCGTTACTGTCATTTTTTGTTCATTGCGGCGGGCCTGCGTTTTTTTCGCTTTGGCCTGCTGATCGGCATTAGCTTTTACAGGCTGGGTATACGGGTTAGCCATTGAGGGACCATCATGATCAACCGTGGTGGTTTTGGTCTTCCCGTCAGCCTCATCGTAATAACGTACGCCGATTTTGCCTGAAGACTTACCACTGCTGGCGGTGGCCTTCCCTGTCGAACTGCCCCGCTCTCCTTCGCTGTAAGACCAGTTTGACACCTCTTCTGGTGTGATAATCAGAGCTGCGGTCTGTTCGCCGGAAGCATTTGCCGTGGCTCCCTGACGCAGAAAGAGCCAGTATCCGCCCGACGGTTTACTGACAGCATTCCATGTTCGGGCCAGGCGCGTCAGCAGATTGGCGTCCGATTCTGCCACCTGGTCAACGTGGTCGATATGAATGTCGGCCAGCTCTGCGGCCACTTTTGGTACCAGTCCGTTTTCTTTCGCTACCGTTTTAACCAAATCCGCCAGTCGCAGGTTATCCCAGCTGCGTGTTTTCTGGCTGATCACATCACCCGGTTGTTTTTGCGCGTTCATTGGCGCAGCGGTGGCATAAATTTCGATACGACGTGGCGGACCGCTGCTGGCCACGCCGGAAACCACGAACCAGCCCTTATCCACCAGATGATCATTAAAACCCAGCGCCACGCGAAGACGAGCGCCTTTTGTCGGAAGGGGGAGCGTTTCCGAGAGCAGGGTGATTTTCAGCTCATCTGCTTTTGCCGTGGCACCGCCGTAATCAGTCAGCGTCAGCTCTGCCAGGCATTGTTGCAGCGCACGGGTAATATCTTTTCCTTCAGCGCTGACGCTGAAAGCGGGAGCATATTCCGGTTTAACAATCTGATCTGCCATTTTTAATCCCACAGGCTGTATGCAGAAGCCTGAACCGGCGGAGCCAGATCCGGTAAAGTGATAAACAGACCTGAAGGATAAACGGCCCCACGGTCAGCCAGTCCAGGATTCGCCTCAAGAACCTGCGTCACAATATAAGAGAGGTTCTCCGTGCCGTAATGCGTCGCGCAGATCGCATCCAGCACATCACCGTCACGGGTTTGATATGTCATCGGCATAATGTTTCAGCGTCATCGTCCAGTTTTTGTTTCGGTGGCCGCCGCCCGGCAGGAATCGGCTGGTCGTATCTGAGAAGTCGATCACCACCCACCAGCCCAGGACATCTCCTTCACCGCTGACCAGCTGCTGAGGCTGATTCTGGTCTGCCAGGTTGAAGAGATCGTTAACAGCATCCACCCCATTGCGAAAGAAAGCATGCGATTCCCCTTCAAGCCGGACGGTTCGCCCGGGCTTGCCGGTATACTGCAATAAATCCTGCTTCCCGATCCGCTCCTGTTCGCTCCATCGCCAGCTGGCCTCGCGGGTCAGCTGGTTGTATGCCGTGGTGTCGATCGAAAAGGCAAAATCGCCCAGCATCATCATCACCCGGGCGGCCTGAGCCCCCCGAACAGCGCTGGACTGAAACTGCCCGTAGTCTTCAAAGACAGGAATAATTTCACTCACCAGATTTGTCCTCCGTCCAGCATGCTGCTGTCTCCATTAAATACCGGACTGGTTTTAGTTACCGCGACAACTTCATCCCCGATCGCCCTTTCATCCTGACCAGGTGCGCCATGTATCTCATAATGAAATTCGAAACGACGGTTGTCGGTCAGTTGTCGGGGAGGTGGCGCTTTGTCCGCAAAATCCAGCTTCTGAAGTAATGTTTCCCAGTAGCTGCTTTCCTCTTCACCTGACAGTTCTGCCGGTCTGCCTGGAACAGGATCAGGAGACTGTCGGGAGTTAATCTCAGGCGGTAAGTGCAAGACGTCTGCGCTTTTATCCCTGTAACGTTCGTTACCCCTGAATGAACCCTGCGCGTTGTCAGTCCCCGGTAACGAATCGACATCAACATTCACATCCGGGATACGCTGTGCCGGGTATTTTGAATTGCCCCCAGATCTTTCCTCGGCTGCTGTCCAGTTGAGGGAAGGATATACATCGACTTTTACTACCGGCTTATCCGGTGGGATGTTGTCTGCGGATCCCTTCGGTTTTTCCGCTGCGGGCCAGACGCTACTTTTTTCAAATGAGGGAACGGAAGGAAGTCTGTAGTTATTCCAGGCGCCGGCAGTCCTGTCGGATGTTTCATGTCCCGGTTGCATAGACGTCTCCTGGTTCTGGTTCAGTGCTGAATCCCAGGAGAACGGCGCGCCGCCGCTTTCCGGCGTCACGTATTTATCGAGCGTATGGTTGAAGGTGTCATCGTCGTCGCGGAAAAATCCCCGGGTGTCCCGGTACGATGTTTTTACATCATCAGGCAGCTCCGGCTTTTCCTTCAGCTGCTGCTCAAACCATTCGCCCTGACCATTGCGTTGCGCCGTCATGCGCGCAATATCAACCGAGCCAGTCATGGCCAGCGATTTGAGCACGTCCCGCTGATCGCTTCGTTCATCCGGTAAAAGCCAGGACAGTTTTTTCGCCAGCGCGTAGGCCACTTTCCCGACGAACACAATGCCCTGACCGAACGTCAGCACGCCGGGGTAAAGATCATTACGCAGAAAACTGACAATGCGTTTGATCCCGCCCCCCTTAAACCACTCCGCCATATCATCCGTCAGCCGGCGGATATCCGGTGCCAGCTCGTTTCCCAGCTGTCCTGAGATTTCCGCTACAGCGGAGGAGAAGACCGTGCGCAGGCTGGTGATGGCGCGGTTGCCCTCCATCGCCCCTTCAGCCCCCTCTTTCGTGACGAGGTTATAACGCCGCTGCTCGTCCATCAGGTCACGGTAGCTTTTGCCGGACTGCTTCAGCAGCATCAGCAGTTTGCTGGCCTCGCCGCCAAACAGCGAATCCAGTGCAAACGACGCTTTCGACTCGTCCTGCATGCTGAGCGCACGCTCGACGATTTTTTCGAATTGCGCCATATCGCTGAGGCCGGCAAAATCCCCCGCCTTAAATCCCAGCGTTTCAAACGCATCCTGAAGGGAACCCTGCTTGCCGTTCTGCTTGTACTCTCCTGCCTTGTGAAGATACTCCTCGAACAGGTCGCCGATGTTCTCCCCGTTCATGTCGTACTGCTTCGCGAGCGTGTCCCAGGCATCAAACGTCGGGATATCGACGCCATAACTTTTCGCCACGCCAGCCCGTCGGGCCGTTTCTTCGTTGGTGGCCGCAGGTGCAATCAGGGTGCCCAGGGCGGAAGCCACCACGCCACCGCCGCCAGTCGCCAGCCCGGGAGCCACCATCCCGCCCAGCTGTCCGGCCATACCGAGCCCACGGCGAAACAGCCCTTTCCCTGCCCCCTTAAATGCTGCCAGCCGTTGCGTCTTCTGCATCTGCTGATTCAGCTTCTGCTGTTCGGCCTCCGTTTTGCGGATTTCACGGGAAACGTCGCTGTAACGCCGTTTAAGATCACCAAGACTTTGCCCTGCCAGCTTCGCACGCTTAATCTCTGTTGCCAGCTTAGCCTGGTCTTTCGTCAGTTTTTCTGACTGCTTTCCGACGTCCTTCAGGCTTTTTTGCAGACTGTTCGCTGAACGGCTCCAGGAGCTGTCGATACTGCCGCCAAAGGTAATGACGGCCTTAAGGTTCTGGCTTAATCCGGCCACGATTTACCGCCTCCACTTCGTCGGTGAGAAAATCCGAAAACACACTGAACGGCATATCCAGGTATTCCGTCATGGGAAAATGCAGGCGCCGTCCCAGAAAACGTATCGCCCGCATCAGCCCTCTTTCGGTCGCTTCTCGGGCGGGAGCATAAAAACATTAAACGCGTCCAGCAGCTGGGCATAATCTGCCGCAGTCAGTTGCCAGATATCCTGTTCGCTGAGGTTGCACAGCAGCGCAATCATGCGCGCCTCTTTTTCTTCTTCACTGCCGCGGTCTTTGGAAAAAGCAATGCGGTCACGCACCAGCGGCTCGCGCAGCGTCACCTGTTCGAGCAGGCCACCGTTCTCAACGGAAACAGGGGAATACAGTTTGATAACGCGTGTTTCACCAGGAAAAGACATGTTGATCTCCATAAAAAAACGGCCCGCAGGCCGTTGTAAGATTGTTTGAGGTTAAAGCCGTACTTTTGCCGCCAGACCGGACAGAACATCCACGCCATTCACCCGGCGCGAGAAGCGCTCAGTATCAATCTCAAAGAGCTCGCGACCGTCCTTGGTCTGACGGTAATAGCTCACGGCTATTTCCACCGTGACGGCATTTTCGGACAGGCTGTCCTTGCCACGCGCGTCGGGAGTGACGGTCTGCACAAAGCCTTCGATCTCCTCGATAGTACCCAGCGCGGTACCGTTAGCCAGATAGCCCTGATAGGCCGTAAAGCGCGGACGGCTGCCGCTGACAAAACCGAAAGCGGTCAGCATATCCACGTCCACACCGTAAAACTTCAGCTGACAGGTGAGTGCTTCCATGCCGTCATCAACGGGGGACGGCGCATCCTGTGCGCCGGTACGCAAATCCGTTTTGACAATGGATAATGCCGGCGGAGTAAATTCATGCGCCCCCTGTATGCGGATCCCCTGCCGGAAGAAGGTCCAGACGCGTAATGTGTTTTTTTCGCTCATGCTGCCAGCATCTCCTCAAGCGCATAGTTGTTATTCACCCGGACGCGCAGGCTGATAAGCTCAGTCGGCGATTTCGGACCAAAGTCATAGTTGATGTACAGCACGCCCGCCGCCATGCTCTCAGCGGTGTTAAGTTCTTCATCCAGCCAGGCGCGACCACCGAAAATGGCGCCGAGGCCGACCAGCTGGCGCATATAGGCGTTGATGGTGCCGATAATGTCGTCGGCATTCTCCCGGTCCAGCGGACGGTCAACGTATTCCAGCATCGTTTCCTGAATACTGTCCTCAATGACGTCTGCGGTTCGGCGAACCGATTCGAAGCGCCACTGTGGATCGGTACCGCACAGGCGGTTGCCCCAGTGCTTAAACCCTGCCCGGCGGATGATGGTAGAAACGTTCTGCATGTTGAGGAGGTTTGCGTCGCAGTTTTCATCGCCGAGAATGAACTCGTCGATCTGTTCCACCCCTAGGATGTTATTGATGTCCTGGTTGGATTTACTCCACCACCAGCCCTTCTCAAAGTCGATTCGGGCACGCAACCCCGCCGCAAACGCAGAGTAAGGACGATAGACCAGCTGGCCGTCGGCATTGCTGACCTGTACGCGCGGGCGCAGCAGTTCGGTGCGGGTACCATAGGACTGTCTGCGCTGGACCACTTCCTGTAGTGTCGCACCGGATTCGCAGTCAACATACGCCACCGCCCGCAGCTTGCCGGCAACGGTTTCCAGAGCCTTACCCACGGCATCATCCTCACTGAAGCCCGGCGCGATAACGATACGGGGCTGGTACGTTGTCACGGAGCGAGCAGATGACAGCGCGCCGATCCCGGTCAGCACCGCCGAACGTTGTTTCGCTGTATCGTTAACTTCGGCCACGCGTACCACCACAGTCAGGGCATTTCGCTGGTCATTGATTTCCATCAGGGCCTGTTTCAGCGTGCCTTTTTCACCGAGCCGGGAAAGCATCGAGGTACCGACAATCGCCACAGGAGTATTCAGCGGGAAAGGTTCATCTTCGCCGCCTGCCAGCTGCAACCGGAACGGTGTGACCATGCCACTCCCGCTTCCCGTTGCGGTGACTTTCACATCATCCACCGCGCCCACGGCAGTGGCCACGGCTGAAGGGGTTGCCGTCAGCTTGCCCGTTTCATCGCAGCCAAGCGTGATAGTCAGCGTTAATGCCTCCGCATTCCAGGCAGCAGAAGTCTCAATCGCTGCGGGATTTTCTTCATTCGGGATGCCGGCTACAGCCTCAACCACCACCACGTTTCCTGCCCTGCCAGCAACTGTCGCGGCAAAATCCACAACATTATCCAGAATCGGGGTTCCTGTGCTGGCACTCGCCGGCGTTCCGGCAGAGGCATCAGGCGCAGTACCCACCAGGCCGATAATGGCCGTCTGGATCGTCGTGACCGCGACCGTACCGGATGTCAGTTCGATCGTTTCCACACCATGTAAATTTGCCATTTATTTTCTCCAGGCATAAAAAAACCTGCCGCGGCAGGTCACATTTTTTGATTGGGGGGATTCGTGGTTCCGCCGCCATCACCATTTTCTTTATGGTCATGGCCGTTGTAGGTTTCGCGGATCCCGCTCATTTTCCCGGTACCGTCAGAAATTTCCTGTGTTGCACCGATGTTTCCCTTCACATTCGTGTCGGAATTGATTTGCGTAACGCCCTGGACTGTGAGGGTGTCGGTGATTTCCACCGGACCATCGAGCGTTCCCTTTCCGATAATTTTGTAGGTCCCGCCCTCCGCCAGCGTGATGGTCAGGGCATGCGCGGCGCGGTCATACCGGATCTCGGTACCGTCACCGTAGCGGGTGATATGTTCGCTGTCGCTGCCCTCCGGTACCGGCAGACTGCCGGTATTCCAGCCGGGAAACACCCGGCCATTATTAAGCTCGCCCGCCTCCGACAGCACAGTGACCGCATCCCCGACCGCATACGGATTGGAGTCAGCCCGGTTTGCCCCGGAAAAGCCCTGGCAAAGCGGCAGCCAGGTAGTGGTGATGTCGCCCAGATCCACCCGGCACTTCGGTATACCGTCATGCTTAACGGAATGAATAACCCCGCGCCGCACAATATTCGCCAGGCGACGCTGTAAATCGCCCTCGATATCACTCATCGGGTTTCGCCTCGTAAATCAGCTGATAATCGTCCACATGCGCGCGCCCGATATCCGGAGCCTTACCAAGCCAGACGCCGTTCAGCGGAGAATTAATCTGCGCAAACGGATCCGCACCAAAGGCTGCTGATTGTGTGAAGGAGATCCGCCAGACCAGGTAATCATCCATGCGCGGATCAAACTCATCGCGTGACGCATCGATAAAGACGGCTGGCTCAAGACTGGTCAGGCCGAACTGCTGGCCGTCAATCCACTGAGTGATATCCGCCGCGGCCGTGCGCAGGAAAATTTCGGGTCGGCTGACGCCAGCGCCTGCCGCGTCCACTACAACGAACAAATCGCAGGACAGATTCACATTAAGCTGTCCCTCGTTGCCGCCGCCCTGCTCCCAGCCGTTAATGGAGAAATAGACCGCCGGGGTGGCCAGTCCGGTAAAGCGGGGCACGTTTTTTTCCGGGTAGGCATCGGCGTCACGCACCCACGCAATTTTTTTCAGCGCGCCGGTGACAGCATCGTGATACTGCCCCAGCAGTAATGGCTCAGCCATAGTCCACCTCAGACAGAAATACGGGCTTTCACACGCCCGCGCAGATCGGTTTCAAAGTGATGCATAAAAATCTCCATCGCCTCCGCAAAGGCGTTATCCTCGATGTAGTTCAGCATCGGCTCATAAATATCGACTTCCGCTTCGCGGGTACGACGGGTATCCGGATCGCGAATAACCACCGTCCGGCGGTTTTCACGGCGGGAGCGCGCCACTTCCCCGTTTTCAAATGTGCGCGGGGATAGCAGGCTGCCCTTTGGGGTGAATCCGGCGTTTTCTGCCTGGCGCCGCGCCTTTATATACCGCCCGGTGGATTTATCCCGCCGGGTATGGTGAGGCCTGACCCGCCCGTTAATCCTGCCTTTCAGGTCTTTTACCTTGATGGCGTTGAGACCAAACCAGAGACGAAAATTATCCAGTTGTGACTGAGAAGCGCGATCAAGACGAAAGGAAAGCAGACGCCGGCGCACCAGATCCAGGCTGCGCGGCGCCAGCCCGTCTTTCAGGTCAGCCATCGCTTTTTTACGCAAGGTGGCGGAGGTACGTTTCAGCGCACGGGAATACGCTGCCCGAAACTGTTTATGGGTGGCACCGATGTGCTCCGCTATCCGCCAGATGGCATCCACATCAATATCGACGGGCAAATCCCGCCGCAGTCTGGATTCACGCGCCATATCAGCTCCACTTATTGATGTCCGGCTGCACCTTACCCGGTGCGCCATACGCCAGCGTGACGCGGGTGCGGCCTTCTTCATCAGCGCCAATGTGCGTCACACGATAAGCCGTGCCGTTGATCTCCACGCCGTGGTGCTTCTCAAGCCCCACGATATCAGCGGTCATCGCGCTGAAGGCCGGAGAGCGATCCTGAATTTGCCCCCCGCCGGGCACGTCAACCGGGACATCAGGTGTCTCGAAAATCACAGTAACAGGGCGCAACTCAGCGCCGACAGACAGGACAGCAGGCACCTCTTCGGCAAATGCCCGGGATATCCGGGCATCCGCTTTTAACAGGCGTTGCCGAAAGCGGTTCATCAGTAACCAAGCCGGACCGGAACAGAATCCGCATCCGCCGCCGCCTCAGCCCAGGCCGTGCCCGCCAGAGGATTCGGAGCCGCCGCCTCACCCGCTTCCGCAGTCAGTTTACCGTCTGCCAGATAGAGCTTCTGGCCGACAGTAACCGCTTCCGCTGCCTTTGGCAGGACGAACACCCCGGTGGTATGCAGCACACCCCACAACCCTGCCGGAATGTCGTCGTGAGCAACGCCCACCAGCGCACCTGAAAGCACGGCGTCACCCGAATGAATATCGGTCGCACCGGTATTCTGAAAATCAAGGGTGTTGCCATCCTGCTGATAATTTTTCGCCATTTTTCTCTCCAGACAAAAAAGGAGCAGCACGCGCCGCCCCGTAATAAAAAACCGTCAGATGACGGTCGTTATTTTTTGGTGACTTTAACCATGCCGCGCCAGTCAAGCGGTGCCACCCCGGCATCGATGCGTACCTTGAACGCGGCACCGTCAACGGTGAAGCCCTGCTGCTGCTCAAGGTATGGCGTATCAATACCGTCCAGATACGCCACCTCAATGGTGTCGCGTCCCTGTGCAGCGGTCAGGTAGTAATCCGTCGGGCTGCTGTCATCGAGGCGAGCCTCTGAGGACACCGTCACAAAGTTCTGGATCGGGTTAACGATACCGCTGTTCGCGTCCGCGCCCGGTACGCTTGCAGATTTGATCAGCTGGTTAGCGCGGGACTCGATAGCCACTGGCGTCAGCATGTAGGCCGGGCGAATATTCAGACGGCGGTCGCCTGATTTTTGCAGCAGCATCGCCTTACGCGCCGTATCTAGGCCTTCGATACTCAGATCGGCGGAGACCAGGTTGCCATGATCGGCGTGGAACAGCGGCTTGCCGTCAGACATTTTTGGGTTGCTGGTCAGAACTGCCCACACCAGATCGCCCACGGTGGCACGCGCGGCAAGGCCCATTGCCTGCGGGATACGGGTCAGCATGTCCAGGTCATCATTGATGATGGTCTGGCGGTCAATGCTGAAAAGTTCGCCGTAGGTCGCAAGCGCAATCGGCTCGCCGCGATCTTTGATGGTGACATATTTATATTCCGCCCCGGCACGGACCTTGCGAAGCGATGCAAGTGATTCCAGACCGACGCGGTGCGCGGTTTTGAAATCAGTCAGGGTGCCTTTACGGGTCCACTGTTCGAATGATTCAGTGGCCTCGTCCCAACCCATCAGTGCCGCCTTGTGCGCCACATCCATCAGGATATTGCCGAAATCGCTGCTGCTGTGGGTAAACGCAAGGCCGACCATCGCCTGTGCTGTCCCTGCACCTGAAATACCGATCCCGCGATCCACAAGGGAAGCTCGCGCCAGTTCACGCAGGGTATAACCGTTGTAGGCGTTATCTTTTTCAGCCTGCGCATAGCCCGCGCGGCTCATTACCGCAGCACGGATGGAGTCACCGACCAGATTGCCGTTTCCGGCATAAAGATGAATAGCACCCGGACCGGCACTCGGCGTAGTTCCTGCCGCCAGCGCCTGGAGGAGTCTGTCACGGGCTTTTTCCGCCGTGCAGGAGAAGTCGGCCAGACATTCCGCCTTCAGTGTTGCGAAGGTCGGGAACGCCTCAAAAACAGCGGAAACCGTGTTCACGCGTTCAGCGTTTGCCGTCTGCATCTGCTGTTGCAGCTGCTGGGCCAGCGCAGTGATATCGATATTAGTCATCTGCTGCGCGGGCTGTTGTGGCGCTGGCGGGTTCAGGTTCGCCTGTACCGGCGCGGGCTGCTGTACCGGAGCAGGCTGCTGTGGCTGATTCACCGGAGCTTCGGCGCGCGGCGCAAAAAGAGATTTAATCTGTTCTGGCATGTTCTGGTAATCCTTCAGTTTATTTTCATTCACACAGGCCGCAGCCTGTAGTTCAGGTTCAAGCGTGTCAGCGAAACCTTTCTCCACTGCCTCGGCCCCGTTAAGCCAGGTCTCCGCTTTCAGCATCGCTTCCAGCTCCTCCTGCCCCAGTCCGGTTTTATTCATATAGGCGCTGAGCATCAGGGCTTCGTTACGATCAAGCCACGCGGCATAATCGCGCATGTCATCAGAATCCCCGGCGATCCCGCCCCACGGTTTGTGGACCATGATCCAGGCGTTTTCCGGCATGTGCACCGTGGCGCCGGGCAGGCAGACAATCATCGAGGCCATGCTGGCCGCCACCCCGTCCACCCAGATATCCACTTTCGCTTTCAGCCGCGACAGGGTGTTGTAGATGGCAAATCCCTGCATGACATCGCCACCGGGGCTGTGGATATGTAAATCCACCGCGCTGGCGTCAAACACCCCGGCTTCTTTACAGTCCGCGACGAACTGCTGGGCTGTGATGCCCCAGCCGCCGATCACGTCATAGAGGAAGATTTCGACGCGCCCGGCAGACAGCGCGCGGATTTCGTACCAGCACTGACCGTTTGCCGCATCGACACCCGCCAGGCTGGCGCGGGGGTTAATCATCATCGTCCGGCTCGCGCCGATCGTCTTTTGGTTTTGCCGTTGCATCTGGCATCGCTCCTTTGTCGTTGGCGGCGTCGGAATCAAACACCAGCCCGTGTTGACGGTTAAATTCGGTTTCACGCAGTCGCTGGCGTTTAACCTCCTGCGGGTTTTTACCCCGCGCACGTGCCCATTCCGCTTCGGTACCAGCACCGCCACGAACAATGGCTTTCCAGGCAGTAGCCTCTTTCCCCGGATCAATCCACGGCATCACCGGGCCGAGATAAAGCGCGTTATAGAGAGAATTTGGATCCACATCCGGCGGCACTTCAACGCCACTCAGCAACGCCATCGCCAGCCATGCGCGGTAAACGGGCCGGCTGTGCTGGCCGACAAACCACTGTTGCAGGACGTTGTACCCTTCGAAGCTCTCCACCAGCTCCTGACGCTGGGAGCTGTAGGTGCCGTTATAGTCCCGGGCAATGCTGGAATAGCTGCCGCGCGTGCCTGCGGCCACGGCCCGCATCTGTCCGTTTCGGAATTCATAGAGGTGAACATTCGGGCGATTTGATTCCACCATGCCCAGGTCTTCACCCGGGCGCAGATCGTCGTAAATCATGCCCGGGGCGATATCGTAATGACGCTGGCCGCCGGGAGGTGAAAACTCCCCGTCGTCACCAAGAGACTGCGCATCACCGCGCTTGATATAGAATCCCAGCGCGGCGGCAATACGGGCGGCGACGCGTTCACTCTCTTCATAATCCTTGATGTCAGAAAGACGGGTAATGACTCCGTGGATCAGGCTGATACCGCGCAGCTGGTGCAGACGCTTGCGCTGCGCAAGGTGAAGCATGTTTTCAGCTGAGACGGTTTTAAGTTCAGCGCTGAACCGCGTCATATTTGCCGGGTGGTACTTGTAAACGCGGTAGCCGACGGGACGTCCCCAGTTGTTCACGATGATGCCCTGGCGAACCTGCTGGCCGGCGGTGCTGTTAAGGTTGAACGGAACAAAATCCGCCTCCAGCATTTCCAGCGAGAACGGTACGGAGGTGGAATGTTGCAGACCCGGCACATTCCCCCTGACCAGTTGCGTGAACACTTCCCCGTCACGCAGTGCTGAACGCAGCAGCAGGCGTTCGGCTTCCGGGCGGGTGAACATGCCAGTCACCTCAGGACGCACGGACCATTCAGCCCAGAGCGCCGAAAGTTTCCCGGCGAAATCGGAATGAAGATTCCCCTCCAGATCGAGGGGCTGAGGCTCAACATGGATCCCGTGGGCACCAATCACCCGGTCTTCCATTTTGTCGAACAGGCCGATCACCAGATCATGGTTTTCATCAAGCCACCGGGCCTGTTCCCGCAAGGACTGACCTGCTGCAAACACAGCGGTGTCCGCCGACTGGCTTTGCTTTTTCGCCTTGTGCAGCCGTGACGGATTTGCCGCTTCATACGCATTAAGCCGGAGACGATCCCGCTCGCGTGCCGCGGCCCACCCGGGGGAAATTGCCCTCAGTGTTCTTTCAAGAATGCCCATAGAACGCCTTACAGAAAGTTAGCGAGTTTGTACAAACCACCACGGCTGTTGACCGCGCGCCAGCGACGCTCCCAGTATTCGAGCTCATCGCGCAGCGCCTTCGGATCGTGGTTGGTAATGGCGCGACCGTTTACGCCGGTGAAAGAGATACTCTTGCCGTCCAGCGAGTCCTGGTAGGCCTGGCGCACCATCACCAGCGTTCTCCAGATGTCGTCTTTCTTCACAGCCAGCCTCCTCCCCTACCGGAAGATCCCAGCCAGCTGCCGGAAAGCGTGTTTTCTTTCTCAGGCTCAGCCCTGACTTGTGGCTGAACGGTTTTGTTTTTTTTCACGGTTATCTCCCTGGGGCGTTCCCCTTCATGAATATTTGGGTTGAGATCCTGCGGCTCAGCCCATGCAGGAGGTTTTTCCCAGTCGCGAATTTTTTCGTAGCCGCGCAGAACCGCGACGGCGTGGGCATAGCAGAACAGGTCAAAGGCTTCGTTGGCGCCCTTGCCTGGCTTACGCCATTTGCCATCCACGCCGCGCTCTTCGTAGGTGAGTTCCTCGTAGAACCACTCCCCCAGCCAGTCGGGAAAATGGATATAGCCTGCTCCGGGAGTCTCACGATCAAGGTTATTGCTGAGCTGATCCTTGAGCAGGTCGGTTTGCAGCAGATACACCGGCACCTCGCCACGCGCATCAGCGCGACGGTCACTGCGTTCGGTATTATTCGGGTGAGTTTTGGTAATAACTTTCTGGCGTTTTGTGCTGTCGCCCTTGATCAGATAGACACGCTTACCCAGACCATCCCGGCGACACTGGCGCCAGAATTTATAGGCATTATCTGTCACCCCTTCCTCACCGCCGCTGTCGACGGCCATGGCCAGCACCGGCATACGCCGCGTCGGGTCAAACTGAAGTGCGTAAGTTTTTTCCAGCACATCGGATACAAGCAGCTGCCAGTCCTCCGGATACGCCCCGGGGTGGACTGGCTCCGCCTCGCCATGTTCATTGCAGCGCAGGGACTGGCGGATGTTGTAGCGATCCACAAGCCAGCGTTCACCGTTTTCGCCATAACCAATTATCTGCACGACGAAACGGCGCTTTTTCCCGCCCTGAACGTCGACGGCCGCCAGCAGGAAACGCACCTTCGGCGGAACCAGGCGTTTACCGTAATCCTCCGCACGCTGCATCAGCACATCGGCGCGTCGCTGTTCGCTGGCCGAGCGCGGCAGGTATGGCAGCCCCCAGTCGGTGTTGATAACCGCCTTGAGGGTTTCTTCGCTGCCGGTAGCCTCATACTCCTGCTCAGCAGTCAGCAGTTTGTATACCAGCTGCGCCCAGGTCTGGTACGCGGCTGCGGGCCCCTCCATCCAGAACGACGCTATGCGCGAACGGCGTGGCTCACCGGAGATCTTGCCGTCCCGGTCAATACTCTGACCTTCACGCAACCAGACACCCACCCCGTTAAGCTCGCGCTTTTTATCTGCGGTGATAATGGTGCTGCAATGCGGACAAAGCAGATGAGCCGACTCACTGGCTTTTACCGGATCAGGTACATCACGGTATCCGGTCATCGCCTCCATCGCAGGCTGAAAATATTCACCACAATGCGGGCACGGCCAGTACCAGCGACGGCGATCCCCACGGTTGTACAGCGAAAGCGCGCCTGTCGTTGGTGGTGCTTCATGGGGAGACTTTCGGCGCCATTTGCTGTCGCGAATGTCCCGGCCTGGCGAACACTCCACCAGAGTCATCCCGGCGGACATAAAGGTGGTGGTACGCTTGGAAGCCAGGGTAAAACCGTCACCCTCGCCATCAATGTCCTCAGGGAAGCGGTCATAATCGGTGAGCGCTACACACTTGAAATCTGACGAGGACATGATGTTGATGGAAGGCCAGCCAATCTTGAGATAGTTGCCCGCCAGAAAAGTACGATCATGCACGTTGTTGTCGTTTCGCAACGGGCTCAGGCGTTTCGCCACTTCAGGACTGACACGAAACGTTCTCGCCAGACGTTTTTTAGAGTGTTCACGCGCTTTCTCTTCGGTCATCTGAACGACGAGCATATCGGACGGGTCACAGACAATGTTGTATACAACCCAGCCATCCACCAGGCCTATCGTTTTCCCCGTTCGTGCCGGTCCAACAAACACCACCGCATCGTATTCACGCATCGCGAGGCAGTTCATCGGCTCTATCACATAGGGAGCGACAGCAGGGTCCCACGGTACCGAGTTACCGGCTCCCATAGGTACGCGCATAAATTTTTGAACCGCCTCAGCCACAGGCATACGGCGCGGGGCTTTGAGAATGGCGGAAGCGTTACGCCTGACTTCCGCTGCCGTGGCCTGTCGCATGATTTACTCCTCTTCTGGCATATCCTCCTGTTCTGGTGAGTCGGCCTGCTCAACTTTGAGGGCTATCTGGTCGCGCAGATCGTCAATAACCTGCTGCACCCTGACAACTGCGGAAGGGGTCATGGCGCAGTCTCGTTCAAGAATGTCGGGTAACGTCTCCAGCACCTGAACCATTGCTTTTGCCATGGAGGAAAATTCTCTGGTGACTTCTGACGCCGGGATCAGCTCCCCTGTTTCCTGCTGAAATTTGAGCCTTTCACGCTCCGACTGAAACCAGGCTTTACGATCAGGGGGAAGCATTTTATCGACGTCCACCAGCTCCGACGGTGTGGTACTCGTCAGCAACTCCCTGAGGATATCGGTGATGGCATAAAGCTTATGTTTCGGATTGCTGCCCGGTGCCGGCTGAACATTTGCAAGCTTGCTCGCGACCGTCTGGCGGTGCAGATCGGTAATGGCTGCCAGCTGCGTGATATTCAGCCGAAAATTTTTGAGTTCGTTATCCATGATGGTGAACAAAAAATAGTCATTTCGACATCCTGCTAATGATCAGGACCGAAATATCAAGAGGTTAAACAGATGATGATGAAACCCATAAAATGCAAAAAACTAGCCGTTTCCCGCGTGTCCTCGCCCCCTCGGTGTTCATAATTGCCAGGAGTACCTTTCCAGATGAGTAAAATTATGAGCTTTTATCCCCGCAAAAGGATATTGCTAGGTTTATCCGCTACTGGGGATAAATTTCTTTCATTAGAGCTAACTTTTGAGTTCAGATTAGGCATCAGACAAGTTATTACTATGCTTCCTTTCAAAAGGGTCGGTTGATAGATTTGATTTTTTGCATGCTGTAGTATGTCTATAAAGCAAAAAGTTCAGATTTTGGCATAATTTTTTTCCTACGCGATGCTCGCATCTTGTAGCTCATTCGCTAGGGATATGCCAGTAGCAGCAAGATATCAAGGAACAGCTACTACCGCTTTCTCAGAGCAAGTCCAACAGCACTTTAAGTGTCTTTACTCATAAATTATTTTCATGAAAAATAATGCGTTCTTCTCCTAAAATCTTGATTTGAGGATTTAAGCCCATGAACTATGTATAGTTATGATGACATAGAGAAAATTAAGGCTGGTCTTGAGTGGATTGTCCATCAAGCATCAGCCCCACATCACCCGCCTTCCAGGCATGACCAACTTATGATTTCCAAGCTTATGGATCTCATTAAGACATACGAAGTTCTGCTGGAAACGGTAAGCCAATTTGGAATTTCCGTAATAGATTCAGAAGTCGCTGAAGGTCTTTCTATTACAGAGAAGTTTATTACCAAGGTTAAGCGGAACACTGGGTCTATGTGAACAATGATCATGCTCCAGGATCAAGCGGCCGCAATGATGTTACAGGATTTAACGACGTTTTTTGGCAAGGACAAAAAAAAGCCAGTTCGGACAGAACTGGCTGGGTCTAGCAGTAATAAAATAGCACTTCACACTCAGCTCGACGTTTAATCTATTCCTTTAGTTCTGCATTCAGATGCCGGGTGCCTCCCGGTGAATTTGCCACAGTCTACAAATCCGCAAACGTTACCTGCAACAGCGACTGCTTGCCCCGCCGCATAGGGGGATTCAGCCAAATAGCAAAAGTATCGATTCACCTGTGTAATACGAATCTAGTACAAAATTTTAGTTTTATGCAATCTATGACTGAATTATTAAAATCGCGACAAAAAACTATCACGCAAGTTATTAATCCCCCATTAAAAATCACGCACTAAAACATTTCTTCTTATGTCCGATACTTATCTGACGCTTTGCTTTAAAGTCCAAGACTCCTTGTAATGAAGACCATTTGGTCTCCCTTCCGAACTAGAGGATTTCATTTCGGAAGGGAAATTTTTAAAGAGCCTAAGCATTCGCCTCTCCAGCCAGGACTTTTAGGTAGCTTTCAATTTTTTCAGCAGTAAGTTCAGTCAAATTAATGTGTAAAAAAGCCGAAGCTTCATCATCTGGCTGCCCTCTTTCAATCCAGACAAATCGAACACCTTCACTCCAGACTTCTACAACAAGTAAGTTCTCACCAAAATACTTATGTCCAATTTCATAAAGCTCTGAAACAGATGCTGTTTCCATACTCATAGACGTAACCTCCTTAGCATAGATTAGCAATGTAACAATCCCCTGCATTATCTTCTTTTGCATTTTGAGGCTTCAATCAGCATTTTTACTGCAATTAACAGCCCAAGCTCTGTTATGCGCCAGGATGTCGCGCTTCGTCTGGCGGTCTAGCACATCCCAGTCGTGCGCTGTGCCGTAAATGGGTTTAATCCAATCGCAAGCGGTATCCACCACCTCAACCCTTACGGGTCCAGTTGTCCCGCAGCTCGCGATCAACATCGTCGCCAGGCATATGGTTAACACTCTGTTGTACATTGCTGGCCTCTTTCGTTGCTTCAACACGGCGCTCTGCTACTGCTTCAGTGGCGGCGGCCTTCTCTTCAGTGCGTTGCTGATCGGCTTTAGCTTCTGCTTTGCTGGTGCCGCGAATATGGCCCAGGCCAAAAGCGCCGGCGATAGCGGAAATCAGCAGTGCGGCCAGCCCTATTATCGTTTCGATACCCACATTCACCTCACTCCAGAACTGATTTCGCCAGATTAAACAGCGCGCGGCGTTTATCCATCCCGTTGCGGCCGCCATTGATTAACAGTGTCACGCGCTCCACGTCGCCGGAATGAAGCAGGCAGCCGCGGGTCGCATAGAACCATGCAGCAGAACGCGCAGCATATTCATCCTGTTCAAGCAGTTCCGGGTGGGTTACAAGGTCAATCTTTAGAGCATGGCCACAACTGCGGTAGTTGCTCAGGCCGGTAACCTGTTTCAGCCCACGACCGCGATATTTCCAGCCATCACCGGCAACCTGATTGCCAAGGTGTTCTTTTCCCCACTCACCACCGTATACCAGATTGGCGATCGCTTTCTGGTTTGCCGATTGCGTTGCCGTTCTGCCAAGTGCAGCGGCCTGCTGTTGAGTGATGCGGTGGCTGCCGAACGTAGGGACCAGGTTTTCTGCCGCATAATTAAGATTTTCCACCACACGGGTAAATCTGGTGCTTTCATGCCCCATCTGGGCAATAAACATGGCCTGGTCAAGCGGTGCGGTGATGCCGTATTCCTTCATAGCGGCGTCGATATGCGGAAACCAGCGCGCAGCTAACCCGGCGCTGATACCAGCCGCCCTCTCAAATTGTGTTTGGTTCATTAGTGCCTCAGATGATCAACCAGACGTGCAACGTTGCCTTTGACGGCCACCAGCACGGAAAGGAATATGATGTTTGCAGCAATGGTGGCCCATGATGAATGCGGGTAAATCCCACACAGGTACGCCAGCGGCACAGCGCTGTAAGTGACGGTAATCAGCCAGGCTAAACGCGAAATCCATGGCCGATGCCGCGAATCACCGCGGCGATAAAACATCAGGGTAATCACAACTCCGGCGCAGAGTAGCGCGTTGATAGTTGCTGTCGGGTCATTTAGTACCACCTGAACCTCCCCGGCGCGTTATCAGCGCCACCAGCGAGCCGATGTCCTGCTTGTTCAGGAACGTAAGGATTTGAACGGCTAACGCAGAAGCTATTACGGCACCGATAGCATCCAGAGGCTTCTCGGTGTACCCCGTCCAGGATGTGAGTTTTGAACCCAACAGCCCCGAACAAAGAATGCCGACGATATACGACACGAAGAAGTATGCCAGTCGACGTAACACACTCAGGTCAGCCGCTGTCGCTATGTAAAATACGGCGCCCGCAAATGCACCAAAAACAACACCGTAGTCAGTTCCGGTCAATAGACCGTAAACACTGGCTCCAGTCAAAGCTAAACCGGCCAGCCCCGTGCCGGAAAATGGATCGGACATCGGTCCCCCTCATATTGCTGTGAATCCTCTCAGTAAATTTGAGGGGAAATAAAAAAGGCCGCCCTGAGGCAGCCTGTGTTCTTCGAATTATGTTCATAAAGGTGGGGATATGGGTCCTTCCAGAACGACCGCTTCACCGTTATGGCAAAGATCGTAGCCACGAGTTAGATGCCATACGCCTCTGATTATTTTTCCTGTAACCATATCTTCAGTTTTACCGTGCGAAAAGTAGGCGATCTGGACACAGTCATTGTGTCTAATCCAATAATATCCCTCTTTCATAATTCACCTCTTAAATTGTTTCATTTAGAAGTGTATATGACGATTCAGAACCTGGTGGTCGACAAAACGTTTTTTTTGAGGATGTGGCGCCGGGTGCCTCCCGGTGGAAATGATCACAGCATTCATTTCCGCGCGCTGGTTGGACACTCTGGAGAAATGTCCTGCTGAATCGCCCCTCCGCTTAGGGGGATCCACCACAAAAATGCTTTCAGAATACATCCATTCCGCAGGATGCTTTAGAAGCATATGCATGAGTTGGAAAATTCACAACGCAATCAGACAAATATATTCATTAAAGGTTACCGGAATTGGGCCTTCAATGTTTTCGGCCTCTACATTATGACATTGTAATTGCCTTGCGTTAGAAATACTGAAAATCGATTGAAGAGCGACGATATGACAGGGGTACTGGTGCAATGCACCTTCGCGAATACCCCTGTCGTATCGCCGGATAACAAAAAACCCCGGCAGGCGGGGTTTCAAGTTTTTTCATATTGTCGCTTTACATCGCTGCCATCGTGGCGCAGCTCTGCCAAGCATGAATGGATTATCTGATTTTCTGGCCCGTTTTCAATGTTTCATCGCACAAATAGCACTTTTTGCTAAACCGTGACGCTCATGAAATTTCTTTCAGAGCATTCCGCGCTGACAAAAAAACCTTTGCCCTGAATATTTCCAGGCACCAGCGCACCCGCTTTCTGGCTTCCGAATCTGTCAACCACGGTGCCAGATGCTGCAAATCTCTGGTGATGTCCGCTATTTTCTTACGCGTGGTGTAATACTGACGTCCAACGATATAAACAGGATCTTTCAAATCAAACGCCTGAAGAATAACGTTCTCCATGAATTTAGCGTCATCACTGCTCATAGCCTGGTCAATTACACTGACCGGGGATTCAGGCCAGAGTATTGAGCGCGCGCGCCTCATTGCCTGCTCGCCACGGTAACCTTCCTCCCTTGCCTGGTTCAAAGCCGCGGTGAAACGCTCCAGTGCTTTATCAGACCAATTCTTGCCTCTGAGCACATTCCAGCACGAATGACCACACGGTTTCGCTGGGGCCGTACCGCCGCGAACAAATTCGCCCCATACAGTCAGAAGCGATTTAATCCACCCGGACTGAATATCATTAAGGAGAATACTTTTACCCAGCCAGCTCTTACGGGGTGCCATTGCTGCTTTACCCAGCGCTTCAATATGATTACGGCGTTGACGTGGTGTCATCATCTTTAATCCTTACGCCAGAACGCCGAGCGCGTAGGCCCGGTCCAGCACTTTAATAATCATCTCCGGCTGCGAGCCATATTTGCGCTCGAATGCCCGCCGGTCGTTATGCAGTTCGTTATGATGTTTACGGCAGAGTGGGATCGCGAAAATGTCATGGGCTTTGGTTGCCATGCCACCCTGCCCCCATCCAATTAAGTGGTGTGGGTCATCTGACTGCTGCTGGCAGCATTCGCATGGTTGAGTTTTCACCCAATCAAGATATTCGCGACACTCCCAGCGCAGACGTTTAGGGCGACGCATGAAGGACTGCGGAGGAGCAGGATCCACCAGCACACCCACCAGCGGTTCGGCCATGATGTCAGGTACGTCAACAGCGGCGACTTTCTCAGCGAGAATGCTGGTGGCCGGTATCCCTGGCGTTATATCACTTTCGCGCCCAATCTTGCTGTCCTCCGGCAGGCGAAGCGCTTCACGGGCCGCAAATTCGGGAAGTGCTTCAGTAACGCCGGCACGAACTGCCCACCAGCTGAGTTCTGCGAGCGAGATCTCCCGGGCCTTGTCCATGCCAAGAGAAATACGGACAGAATCGAGAACAAATGCGATTACATTCCGGCACGCCAGCTCAGCCAGTGCCTCAGTGTGTTGATCACGTAACTCATTGTCGCAGTAGCCGCATAGCAGAATCGAGCCGGGTTCATGATGCATTACGGTCATCTCATGATAGTGATAATCGCCATGAGTGTTCTGGCACTTGCCCCCACCGTAGTGGAGCAACCAGTAATCGAGCCCACGTATACCGCCAGCAGCACGAATGACATTCTCATTCAGAAAGAAAGTTCTTAGTTGCTCGTTTTCAGCTAACGGCTGCCGTGCATCAGGAACTCGGCCTGTCTGGTATCCCGACATGCTTGCAGGCTGACGTTCGATCAAGACTCTTCCGCTCCCAAACAAACTCAGCAGCTCCTTGCCTGGCTTCAGCAACACAACACCTAATTCACGAACAATCACCGGATGTAACAGAGCGCGCATCCCTATTTTACCTCCGCCCGCGTGAACGCATGTTTTGCTGTGCTCTCTGCGATGAGACGAACTGAGGAAGATATGCGCTGACTAACCAGAACCGCGGATCTATATCGAGGCTTTTCTCGACGATTACGCCATTGGATTCGTAGCGAGCTACCAGCTCATTAGCTTCTTCCGTTGTCAGTCCGGTGTGGGTGAACCAGCTTTTTTTCATTGGCTGGCCCCGGATAATTTCAGATATTCAATTGCACGAGCCCGGGCGCCGGGTTCGTTGTTGAGCAGCTCACGCAGTAACTGAACGGCCATTACCGGTTCTTTACGCCCGTTAATACGGATCCCGCGAGAGGTTCCTGGTGCCAATGTGACAATGCGTTTTCGCTCTAATGCACGGAGATGGGTCAGCGCTGCGTTAGGTGAAGCAATACCAAGCAGATTCGCCAGTTCCTGACAGGTTGGAGGGTAGCCATGCGTGTTCACAAAATCCACGAGCAGATCCAACACTTCCTGTTGTCTCGGGGTAAGTTGTGTCTCAGGGGATGTAGATAAGCCGGCGCAGCCTGAAAGCTCGCCAGCAGGAATTGAGTTCAATTTTGTCTTGGTTGTTTGCGCCATGGTTTATCTCCAGTGGCGCAGCAGGTGCCGGTTGTTCAGGCCAGCTACGAGAGTATACCAGAGGGCGGAGAAGGACGGTAGCCAGCCTTCTCCAGCATTTTGGTGAAGAGGGACGGAGAGCCAACTATCTCATCTTCTCTGAGAGGCATGAACGAAAACATGTCCCCTTTGCGATACATCAGGGCGCGGTCGCACCGAGGGAAGTTTTCAAAGTAAGCTATAACCGCCCTGTCCGCACAACGAATTAACGCAAAACCGGTATCCGGTAGATCCTCCATGCCCCCTCCTCTTAATCTTTCTCTCTACCAGTTCCGCATTACTCGTTTTCAAAGGTGTCAGTCACTTCTAAGGTTTCCTCGGCTGAAGCGCTCTGAATTGCGGTTAAATCAGGATCGTTGTTAAATGCTTTTTCCCGAATCTGACCCTCAATTTCAGCAGCTATATCGGGATGCTCGTTAAGCCAGGTGACAGCGTTATTGCGGCCATTACCAAGCTTTTCACCAAGGTAGTCGTACCATGCACCTGTTTTATTTATCAATTTAAGCTTCACGCCAAGCTCAAGAATTTCATCGGACCGAGAAATCCCTTGACCGAACATGAGACGGTAGGATGCCTGTTTGAATGGTGGTGAAACTTTATTTTTGACGACTTTTATCGTGGTGTCTTTACCGGTGATCTGGTCACCTTCTTTGATGGTTCGTGATCTGACGTCGAGGCGAACGGAGGCATAAAATTTAAGGGCGTTTCCGCCGGTAGTAGTTTCAGGATTACCGAACATGACCCCTATTTTCATGCGTAACTGGTTGATGAAAATAACGATGGTTTTTGTTTTACTGACCTCTCCCGCAAGTTTGCGCATGGCTTGCCCCATCATTCGCGCCTGAAGTCCCATCTGCGCATCCCCTATTTCACCTTCAAGCTCAGACTTAGGCACCAGGGCAGCCACGGAATCTACGACAATCAGGCCAACGGCTCCGGATCGAACCAGCGCATCTGTAATTTCAAGTGCCTGTTCGCCGGTGTCAGGTTGGGATATGAGCAGATTATCAATATCCACACCTAACTGCTGTGCATATCGGGGATCAAGAGCATGCTCAGCATCGATGAAAGCACACTGTCGGCCTTCACGCTGTGCGCTGGCAATCGCAGAAAGCGCTACCGTAGTTTTACCAGATGACTCTGGGCCGTAAATTTCAGAGATACGCCCAACCGGAAAACCACCACCCAGGGCAATATCCAGCCCGAGGGAACCAGTTGGAACCATTTCAACATTTAAATGTGAACCGTCACCAAGACGCATAATGGCTCCCTTGCCAAAGGCTTTTTCGATCTGTCCCATTGCAGCTGTGAGCGCCTTTTCTTTTTCTTCCCTTGTTGATGGTTTTGATTTGTCGGACAGAACGGGTTTTTTCTTATCAACGGCCATAGCAGAATCTCCTCATCTCACACGAATAACTGTATGTATATACATACTGGATATAAAAACAGTACACCCAAAAATAAAAATGATCAACCCGCAAAAAGCACTTTTTGCCAAAGCCAGTTATATGTTTCTCATGGATTTTTTTTCGTACAGACATAAAAAACCCGCCTGTGGCGGGTTCTGAGTGAAGTTGTTTTGAGGATTAAAACAACTAACAGCATACGCTTCACGCGGCGCGCACTTTTGGCATGCATAATTCTGGCAGATTTGCCCTCACCAGCGCCTCAGCGAATGGCGGAGGAACGGCATTTCCACAACGTGCCACCTGCTTATCCTTCGCGTACTTCACGCCCCGGAAATCCTGGTCGATGATGTACCACTCCGGGAAGCCCTGCGCCCGGTATAGCTCATGCGGTTGCAGCATGCGCATGCCAATATCGACTATGCGATAAACCACCCCATCCAGCGTCACCAGGCCAGTGCTGTCCGGGCCACAGTATTCGCGCAGGAACTCCAGCGTCTGCTGCGCGCGCTGCTCGTTGTACCCGTCCACGGCAAGCATGGTTTTCACCTCCCCCACATGCGTGCCGCCAGCGGTAACAGTCGGCATTGGCTGGTCGGTGCGCTGCCCGTCCCGGCAGGTGCCTCGCAGCTTCACCAGGTGAGAGGTTACCGCGGCATGGTGATCGACAGTTGTCACAGAGTGCATCGGCTTGTCCATGCTCACGCCGGCCCCCCGGTAGTTACCACCGTAGTGCTTCGCCAGGAACGCGCTCACCGTCGCGAACTTATTGCCGCCTGCCGTAACGGTACCAAGCGGATTATCCAATTGCAGCACACGCGGCTCCTGCCCCGGGCGTTCGCCATAGCCCATCTGAATGAGCGTGGGCATAACCAGCTGCGATTTGCCGCCGCCACCAGCGGTGATTGTCGCACTGGGCTCGTCTGCCCGGTGTCCTACGCTGGCGCCGAACTGACGACCAACAAAAGGTGTAAGCGCGGCTTCTACCATGCCCAGTGCATGCCCGTTGCCGCCCGGACGCTTCGATGTACCTGCGGTAATCGTCGGTACCGGTTCAGTTACTTCCTGCCCGGTGGCACCCGTGCGGAACTTCGTCAGGTGTGGTACTGCGATTGCGTAGCCGTGTTTTTTTGTGATGGTCTGCAAAGGCTCATTCAGGCTCTGGCCTCTGAAACAGTCATAACCCGAACGGGTGCTGGTATGGTTACACTTCACGATGAACGGCGTCGGATTGTCCAGGACGAAACGCTGAATTCCCCGGGCGATCCGCTTCAGAGTATTTTCTGCCAGCGGCTTTTTACGGCCAAAAATTGACGGCGCGGCAATCGACCAGTCGATGCATTCAGCAGCTGTTCGCCACGGCGCCAGTTTCCCAGCCTGCACTGCTGGAGATTTCGGATCCCCGTGCGTTGGTTCCGGCCATACAATCGGCTTCCCATCACAACGCATAACCATGAAGAAACGCTTTCTGATCGTCGGGGCGCCATAATCACAGGCACGAAGCTCGCGATACTCAACGGCATAGCCCAGGCCTTTTACCAAACGTGCAGCTTCCTCGCTGTCCAACGAAATATTCAGAAATTCACAGCATTCAGCCAGCGCAGGATGCTCCGCTGATATGCCAGTGGTCAGCATGCCAATGAATGCCTCAAAAGTTTCGCCAGCGCGGGCCGGATCCGGCCGCATTTCCCCGGCGAGCAACGGCCCCCACGTTTTGAACTCTTCGACGTTCTCGAGTTTCATCACTCTCGGCTTAACATCCAGCCCCCAGCGCAGAACAACCCATGCCAGTCCGCGAATCGCTTTCTCAACGGGCTTTGCGCCTTTGGCTTTCGAAAAGTGACGGCAGTCAGGGGAAAACCATGCCAGCGCAACCGGGCGGCCAGCGGTCGCGATCTTTGGCCGGATCTCGTAGACGGATTCGCAATAGTGCAACGTGTCCGGGTGGTTGGTGGTGTGCATCGCAACCGCGTTCGGGTCGTGGTTGATCGCAATATCCACACTGCGCCCGATAGCCATTTCAATGCCTGTGCTCGCCCCGCCACCGCCGGCAAAGTTATCGACAATAATTTCTCTCACGCGTATTCCTCCATGGCGGCAGCCAGCGAACGGGCAGCAACGATAATCGACGGTACCGGCATTTTCTCAAGCCACATCCGGTTGATGTGATGTTTCAGGCGGCGCTGGTGGTGTGCCGGGAGATCCCCGGCGTTTTCAATCTGGCTGTATACCATTCCGACCTCGGCAGGCCAGACGGTATCCTGCACGTCCACCAGCAGGAGGTTTTCCAGCTCGATAATTCGTTTCGTGGCGTACTGCAATTGCGGGTCAAAGTTGTTCTGTGGCTCACCGTCTTTAACGAAGGATATCCAGTGGGTTTTGTCATTTTTCCCGGTACGCTGACCAATGATCGGTTGTACATCCGTCAGAGCCAGAACCTGGCTCACTGGAATCTGGGTTTCGTTCCATTTGAAAATGAGTACACCGTGTGGCCGCAATACTCGGAACGCCTCTTTGAAACCGGCGCGCAGGTCAGAACGCCACGTTTTTTTGTTCAATCGCCCGTATTTTTTACCCATCCAGGCAGCTTCACCAACTCGTTCAAGATGAGGAGGATCGAACACCACTACGGGGAAGGTGTTATCAGCAAACGGCAGCGCACGAAAGTCAGCAATGAAATCAGGACGGATAACCAGACGGCGGCCATCGCAAAGCTCATGCTCCTCACAGCGAATGTCGGTAAAGACAGCGCGAGAGTCGCATTTGTTTAACCAGAACATGCGGGAACCGCAGCACATATCGAGTATTATTTTCTCGGACATGTTCACTCTCCTTTTGCGGCAGCGCGGCAGACATTCCAGATTTTCTGTGCCAAAAATTTATCGCCAATGTTATGCGCCAACAGGCTGACAATCTGACCGGCCAGGCCTTTTGGCATTTCCTCCGGCAACATCAGCGCTGGCGGAGCGGTGTAAACAACACTTTCAATCCAGTGCGCGCCATCCTCATTGCAATGGCACTTCGACTCTAATGGCTCGTCCAAACCCTCTGCGCCACACGCGCTACAGGTAAAAAGTTTGCGGCTCCTTGCTTCGAGCGATGCCAACACCAGTTTCATCGCAGCCAGCGCCATAGTCGCATCTTCGTTTACTGCGCCTGGCGTCGCATCGCGCTCTTCTTCAAGCTCCACGATAGTCTGATTTAGCCATTCTCTTAGGGGCGCATTCATCACTTCAATCCCTCCAGCATTGGTAGCCGGTACACAGGTACCGCTTTGTATTCCTCTCCCGGTGATTCTGCCATTTCGTTGAGGGCGCTAATTTCTGAGACTAAGGCATCCTCGCCATAAGCAACGCAGAACTCATCTAAATGCGCCTCGCCTTCCGAATCAGCTATGGCATACAGGAACGGCTCGGCCTTCAACACTGCCTGCGCAATTTTAGCCAGGCATTTATCCATCTGCGCCAGCTTGCTCTCAGGGAATCCGGCAACCATAGCGAGTCGCATTTCTGTACGCGCAATCAACTGCTCTTTGGTGAATTCTTTGGTAATTGTGCTCATGCAGCCGCCTTGTTGTGCGAAAAACGTTTCAGGTCAAAGTCGATTGTTGCCCGCAGGTCACGGAAGATACCGCAGCGCCCGTGACGAACCAGGCCACCCTGCTCTACCGCTACGCGAAGATATTTCTCCGCCGTGGTCCGGTGCAGGCCGAACATCGCAACGACATCATTCGTGGTGATGCGTCCCTGCTCCTTCACCAGTTCGATAATCCGGTTGATGATCAGGGTGCGTTCTTTGTCGGTTTTCTTTCTTGCCATCGGTTACGCCCTCCCTGCCATGCGAAGACAAACTTTCCGGCGCTTCGCTATTCGAGCTACCTCTACAGCGCTGCCGGCGATCCCAAACATGTCTGTGTACACAGCTGCTGCTCGCCGCCATAACCCCTTTTCCTCAAGTGCTTTCGCTTTCTGCTCTGCGGATTGCATCCTGACCGGATCGCTTTTTTCCACCATGCAGGGAAGGATCACATCCGGAATAACGGCATCTGGTGCCGCGGTGTACATAAACTGGCCCCCGCTACGCGCACGAACTAACACGCCTTCATTGCTTAACTCACGCAGTAACTTCCCTGATGCAGCGCTGGACATATCCAGTGCTTCGCAAATGTCGCCAACTGCGCAGTTCGGTTGGTAGCGCACGAAAATCGCCACCTGCTCTTTCTGGGTTAATGGTTTGGTCATTGGTCAAATCTCGATTAGTTGGTTAAACCTGCCGCTTTGCGGCGCTTGTACTCTTCCATCAGCAGCTGTGCCGGAGTTGGCCCTGCCGGATGCTGCGGTGCAGCAAGCTGGCGACGGATTGGTGGAACCGACAACCCGTTGCTCACGTGCTTCGTCCATTTGGTCAATAACTTCTCAGCGAGTTTCTTCAGTTCCCCCTCAGTCATCTGGCGCTCTACGCCAGTCCTGCGCATTTCGATGCAGATGTGGTACAAAACCGGCTGCGGCCACGGGTATTTATCACTTCCCGAAAAACGATATGACTCGTTACGCCAACGGCGGTATTCAGTCATCACCCGATCCGATGTAAGCCCGAACGGGTTAGCCCCACTCTCAGAAACCAGCGATACGAACTCAGCCAGATCAGGAGGCCATGTGTTACCTACCGCGCAGCGCTCCATGCACTGCTGGCAAACCAGTTTAATCTGGGCCTCAGTCATCGAACCTATCTGAGCTATCCAGAGGGCCGTAGGCTCTGCCCCATTCTTCTGTGTCCATCGGTTCGAGAAGATTTCCCCCATCACCTGCCATAGCCGCCATGCCGTTTCCGTCGCCATCAAGTCCGTTCCGGCGTCGCCACTCTGCGTGTGCTGATTGAATTTGCTGAACAGCTCGGGATGCTGTTGGTTCTGATCGAACTGCTGCATTGTCGGTACCTCCGGATTGTGGTTTTGTCTGGACCTTTGCGCGATCCAGATGGCGGGCCAATTTTTGCTCCCACTGGATTTGATGAAAAACTTTCCCTTCGGCTTGCCAGTAAGCGATGAAACTACTCAGTTCCGCTTCAAAATTTATTCCCGCCTTCAACGGCATCCCCCACAAAACCGCCTGACGTTCAAAATCGACTGATGGTTTCCAGGCCTGATGCATCTGGAATTTCCCGAATGATTGCTGTGGTCCAAATCCGATACCGGGTTGGTTCGGATAATCTGGAATAGCAGGTTCGACCAGTTCGCTATGTGTGGGGTTTAGATCTTTATGGTTCCTTGGTAGATTCCGTGTCCCGTTTTTGGGACTGTTTAAAGGGAAAAACGGTACTCTTTGGTTAAAATCCGAACTATTAACAATCCCGATTTTGGTATTGTTATCCTCGTTAACAGTCCCGTTAATGGTACTGTTCGCATTAACAGTTCCGTTATCGGGATCATTTCGTTGAACAGTCCCCTTTTTGGTACCGTTTAAACGGTACCGATTTCGGGCTTGTTCTGCATCGGGGATGCTTTCTTCAACGCCCACCAGCCTGTAAACAGGTATTTGTTTAGTCCTGCCACGCCGTTCCCCGGTGTCCACAACAAGGCCGATTTCCTGTAGATGCTGCAATCCTGCAAGCACAGTCTTTCTGTCCATCTCAGTAGCCTCTGCAAGCGCAGCGACAGATGGATAAGCGCATAAGTCAGCACCGCACATATCAGCCAGCCAGGTTAATATCGCCTTGCTGGAAGATTTTCCGGTTTTAACTTTTTTGGCCCACCGCATTGCATCAATGCTCATGAAGCCTCCGGGTTGAATTCATTGGTCAAAACTCGATTAAAAAAATTGCGGCGCTACGGCGCTAATACTCGCCAGTAGTGGTCCCGCCGTCTCAGCTGGTAGCATGTTGAATAAGGCGATTGCCGCTTCACGTATTTCTTTCTCAAGCTTCTGTAACGGAGCACCGAGAAGTTTCGCCTGGTGTGCCTCGCTGCATTCTTTGATTGCGCTCGCCACCAATTCGGTTTCTGTCTTTGCCTTACTGAGACCGTGCTTTCGGGCGATCTGAATAGGCATGGCAGCAATGATTGCGCCAGAAAGTTGCATGACGTAAGCGGTGTATTTATCAGACCCACTTTCGTTTTTCAGGTACCGGAAAAGATTCTGCTTATTAACCGCGATGCCGCGCCCACCACGCTTCGACCACTGCTCAGCCACCAGCTGCGCGATCTTTTCCTGAGCCTGTCCTGGTAACGTTGACTCCCACTCCCGAACAGCCTCAAAGATGGCACGGGAACGAGTTTTATCACGACGTCGCGGTACAGAATGATTTTTAGTTTTCAGCGGAACGGTGTTGAGCTGTTTATGATGTTCATAAGTGATTGACTGCATGATTAAACATCCTTATGAGGTAAACCATCAGTGGGATTGGGATAAAGATCAGGACGTAATTCATGAGGAATAACTCCTGTAGCCTGAAATACAGGCAGAACATGCCCTGAAGGAATTAAGCCTTTATGCCTGTGTCGCCAATGGCTAATAGCCATTGGCGACAGCCCGATTTTTCGTGCTAATTGGCTGGCGCCACCAGCTGCTGTTATTGCTTTATCAAGTGCGTTCATTGACTACTCCTGTAATAGAGTAGCCAATTAAACATTTTGTTTATACAAATGTCAACTTTTTGAAACTGCCTCTCATTAAACTTTTTGTTTAAAATCGACATATGAAGCCAAAATTACATCAAATTGATCACCCTCAAGTTCAGCGCCTCAACGAGCTAATGAAACTGAAGGGGGCAACAAAAGCAGACTTAGCAAGAGTTGCTGGTGTAAGCCCACAATCAGTAAATAATTGGTTTGCCAGAGGTACGTTGGGTAAGAATTCAGCGCTAAAAATTGCTGATGCTTATGGCGTCTCTGTCGCCTGGGTTCTGGGTGAAGAAGTAGATGAAGCTTTAGGGCTAAAAGAAAAAGAACGCCGGTTGTTAGCTCTGTTTAATCAACTACCAGAAGCAGAGCAAGACCGTATGATTGATACGTTTGAATTGCGCTTAAAAGAGATTGATGAGTACGTGGAAAAGTACTTACGAGGCCGGTACAAGCCAATCGACTAAAGCAGTTGCTACACAGGGCACGAGGTTACCGATGCAGTCAGAAATCTTTATATCTAAAAAAAATTCGGCTCTTGTCACAGCAGATCAGTTTGTTAAGTTTTTGTATAAGTTCAAGAAGCCTATCGTTTGCCCTGTATGTTCCAGTAGTTTATGGGATGTACAAGGAACGATGGAAATTGATGCTGTAGATGGAGAGCCGTTACACACAGTCATAGAATCATTAAACTATGGAAGGTTTAAAATTGAAGAAGATAGCGTCACGTCCTATCCTGGTGGTCTTCCTGTATTTAGGCTGACGTGTAATACATGTGCGTATATGATGCTATTCTCTTACAAAAGAATCCGCGCCTTAATTGAAGAAGAGGAAAAAAAAACGGACGTTTCAGCTGAAGGGGATAATAACAATGGCTGACTATTTACGCCTGGTTGAATCTCGACCTCATTCAGTTCATGATGGTAGCCATGGAAATGGTAACGGTGGAGGTGACGATATGCTCGAACGAGTTAAAAACCTTGAGACGAAAGTGACTTCTTTGGTCACCGATGTAGCAGTACTCAAAGAAACTGTTGCCACCAAAGAAGCTCTTCATAAAGAGCTAAATTCGCAGACTTGGAAAATCATTGTTGCGTTAGTTGTAGCAGTCTCCATGGCCGTCCTGTCTAAATACTTCCTCAAGTAGCCAGCGTTCCGCTCGCATCAAGCCCGGTCCTTACCGGGTTTTTTTACATCTCAAAAACCTCGCCTCGTTTTAGCCTCGGCTTTTCACCAATCCAATAAACTCATTTTGTTGACATAATAATAAACATATAGTTTAATCAAGCCATTGATGAATGGTCATCAAGGCAGGACGCCCACGAAGTAGCTGCCGGCGGCATACGAAACACCGGATGAGATGACAATACAATCGCGCAGCAGGTTTACCGTTCCGCCAGCCTGGCGTTAAAGGCACACAGGAGTTAACCATGATCGATTTCGCACGCAAAAAAACTGGCTGCCAAGCCGTTCGCTTAAATCTTTTTGAAGTTCTGGTTCGTAAGCTTTGCTACTTACTGGCGCAAAAAGGCAATCCAGAGCTAAAAGCATGAGCTCGTTCTTTGCCCTGATCGTTACCGTCTGCGCCCTCACCGGGGAATGCTCAGACATCATGCTCGGTGTATACCAGACCAAATCTGGTTGTGATGCAGCTGCTAAAGAGCAGCACGTTAAAGGAGAGTGTTACCCGTACAAATCGGCTGACGACCAGCAGCCAGCCTTTAAGTTTTAATCGAGTTTTGACCAATGGCTGTTACCAGCCTGATGCCAGGTGCACATGGCATCGTGATGGTAATACCGCCATCGCAACCAGACAGGAGACGATGACCTGTTCTGGTTAAATTGGAAAAGTTAACTTTGCCCGCATCCAGTTGCGGGCCCTTTTTCCGGAGGGTATATGTCAGCAAACGATCTGGCACTGAAATTCAGCACTGCGCCAGCAGAACAGTTAATCGGCGTGTTGCCTGTACTTGAAGTTAAAGAGGCTCTCTACGATGAGGTTTCTGACGATGTGATGAATGAGGTTTGTACTGAGCACGGGTTTGAAATCGAATTTATCGAGCAGACCTGCAACGCCTTCGCCACAGCAATGAAACTTGCTATTAAGCAACCAGCCAAAGAAGCTCGCGCCACACTGAAAGCAGCATTAGAAGAGTACCCAGGATACGGGCGAGATCCAGACGTGTCCTCTTAAAGCACAAAACCCGCGCAAGGCGGGTTAAGTACCCGGTCAGCCGACCAAAGCTTTCCGGAATCGAGTTTTGACCAATGACCACTACCCAAGGCGGCAATCATTAGCTGCGGGTATCTTACAACCAAAATTAAGGACCCGATATGGAATTTTTCTATTTTATTAAAGCAACCCAGAAATCAGGCAAAGAGGATGCCGTGATCTGGTTCACCGCTAAATCAGAAGCCCGCGCCAATTTGCAGTTGGATGTTGAGCTGGAAGATGCAGGCATTGAAACCGGCCGCGGCAAGGATTATGTCAAGCCTGTCCGCACCGATTTTCCGGTGTATAACGACCTGCCTGAAGAAAGTGCAGTAGATTACACATGGTGCAAACGCTACGAATTGCAGGACGATGGACGCACCTGGCTGCCGAAGGCAACTGCTGAGTCTGTTGGAGCCGTGGACAATACTACCGCTCCGGAAACGACCGTTAAAGTTGAAACTATCGACGAGAGTGTGACGCTTGAAAACCGCACTCCAGCGGTACGTTTTGCCTTCCATCTGACCAGCGACAAATATCAGACGCATATCAGTAAAGAGCAGCAGCTGGCTGCCAGCGAAATATCACTGGATGAAGGCAACACCTATCTCCAGAATCTGCTACTGGCGAAGAATGACACCCCTGAAGTTGCCGAACTTAGCCTGAACGCTGAGTGGAAACTGATTCAGGCGATTAAGCAGGTATTCGCGCCAGATGAAGAGCACGAAGTAAAGCTACTTGCTACTTTCATGGCCGACTGGTTGAGAGTAGATGCCGGCGATCGCAATGAGTTAGTGAGAGAGTGGAGGAGCGGAAAGCTTACTCTGCTCAAATCAGAAAGAACCAGCGACGCCGGGGTTGAAACTGGTCATCATCTCGCAACTCATGATGGTATCCAGATCGGCGAGCACGATGATGAAAACACCCGTTATCCAGTGTGCAGAATGCCGTTCCGTAAGCAGCTTCTTGCTCAGTTCACCAACGACGAACTGCGCCACCACGTAACCCGCGAAGAATACGAAGCTATCAGCGCGCTGGAGATGGACACTGACAACAGCTATGTTCAGAACCTGCTGCTGGCGGCAGAAAACTGCGAGGAAATTAATGGTTACGATACCAAAGACCTCTGGCGCTACACCGACGCCATTCGCAAGGTGTTCAGCCAGGAGAAGCGTCACGAACTCGCTTTGGTTCTCCGTTTCACCAGAATCTGGGCAGAGACAGATTACATAGATCGTGGCCTGCTGATTAAAGAATGGGGTAAGGGTAATCGGGTGAGCACGATTAATCGAACACCTTCCGGCGCGAATGCTGGCGGCGGTAATAAAACCGACCGACTGACACCATTAACTAAAACGGGTCGAGATTACGAATTAGCAATGGGGCTACTGGCGCGTCGGTTTGAGTTTGATATTTACGCTCCATCTCTTGAAATTGACGTAAAAGCCAATGCCATCATGAATCTCAACTGGCCTGGCGAAGATGATGTTCTGGACGAATTTCTGGCGACATGCAAACTGTTTGACCAAATGCCAGGGGGTATGGATTATTCCCGCGCCTGTAACGTTGCAACAGTAAAAACCACCCCAGAAAATCTCTGGAAAGATCCGGTTAAACACCTCGAATATCTTAATCGTGTCATGACTGAAACCGATCATGCGCACCCTGATCAAACATTGGTTGATATCGCCTGTGGCCGCTCCTCCTTGCCTGTACCAATGGCTGATGTGGCGCAACCATCAACAGATGATGTTGATCGCCAGCTTGCTGTCGGTCGTGGCGAGTTCGTCCCAGGCATCAGTGACCGAGCAGATCCAAAATGGGACAGTGCCCACCGCCAACTGACCGCAACTCACGAAGAAAATTTACAGCGGGTTCGTGAAGAAGGCGCCCTTCAGCGGGCTAACGCTGTAACTAAAATATCAGCAGAAGAAATTCAGGAAGTGGAGACCACCAGCAATGTGCAGATGGAAGAAACTGGCAATGATGAAACCACGAACGACACTCCGTTATCAGAGGGCCAGGAAGAAGTTATCGCAGGCGAAAGCTCTACTGAAATTGATAGCAACGCAACTGCCCTAAATAATAATTCCGGTCATCATAATGATGATGCGGCTGATATGCTCTTTACGCACCTTATGGTAGATGTTGAAAGCCTGGGCAAAAAGCCCGACGCGCCAATAGTTTCCATCGGAGCGGTATTCTTCGACCCAGCATCGGGCCAGACGGGACCTGAGTTTTATAAGGTGATCTCTCTCGAATCGGCTATGGAATGGGGCGGCGTTCCTGATGCCTCTACGATCCTCTTCTGGTTGAAAGCAACTCCTGAAGCTCGCTCAGAGATTGTTATGGATCATGCCATCCCACTGGATGATGCCCTCCTCCAGTTCAAGGATTTTATCGCCGAGAATGCAGCGAACGGCAAGGATTCAGTACAGGTCTGGGGAAATGGATCCAGCTTCGATAACGTTCTGCTTGAAAATTCATACGACCGAACCGGGATCCCTCGCCCCTGGAAATTCTGGAACAATCGTGACGTAAGAACCATCGTCGAACTGGGTAAAGCTGTGGGTTGTACGCCTCGCTACGAGATCCCTTTTGAAGGAGAACCGCATAAGGCTATTTCAGACGCACTTCACCAGGTCAAATACGTGTCAGCAATCTGGCAACGTCTGATTTCAAACTGATTATCAAAAATCAATATTCGCCAGCTGCCTCAACTATGATCGCAGCTGGCTGTCGAGAGTGATGGCTATGAGCGAACAATATCTGATACCCCTGGCGGAGTGGAAGTCCGGACGATTCGGATTTGAGATCACAAATACCACGCTGGTTAAGTATGGGAAGCTTGGCTATATCAATCCCAAACCTGAAAAAGTCCGTGGGCGATGGTGTGTTGACCGCAGCGCGATCTACGTCGGGCCAAGTGCTGCCGGGGTAGCTCCCGAAATTCACGAGGACGACGATGAAGCGTTGAAGGAGATCCTAAATCATGTCACCAAGGCCACGAAAAAATAGCATATCTATACCCGGGCTTTATGCCCGGTTTGACCGCCGCACGGACAAAACTTATTACCAGTACAAAAATCCTGTCACCGGCAAATTCCACGGGCTTGGTACCGACAAAGCCAAAGCGGAGAAAATCGCTGCTACAGCCAACCAGAGAATTGCAGCTGCTGAAGCCGATTACTTCCTTAAACAGATTGATGAAAAACCGGCAGCCAATAAAACTCGGGGAATTAGCCTTAAAGGCTGGGTCGTCAGGTACGAGAAAGTCCAGCGAACCAGGGTGAGCAATGGGGAGTTATCGGAAGGACGTTTCAAAGAAAAAATGAGGATGGCAAATTTGCTGGCAGAACGGCTGGGGAATCATCCATTGCGCAGCCTGGAGGTTCGTGATTTTTCCCTTCTCCTGGAAGAGTGGCTTGATAAAGGCCAGGCGAGTACAGCGCTGAATAATCGCGTGGTGTGGATAGATCTTTACCGTGAAGCGCAACATGCCGGTGAGGTACCGCCCGGCTGGAATCCCCCTGAGGCGACGCGTAAGCCAATACCAAAGGTTTCCCGCGCACGATTGAGCATCGAGGACTGGAAAGCGATTTTCCGCGTCGCTCCGGAAGGGCATTATATCCGCAACGCCATGTTGCTCGCATTGGTAGCCGGCCAGCGAAGAGAGGACATAGTCAGGATGAAATTCTCTGATGTGTGGGATGATCACTTACACGTGATCCAGGGAAAAACAGGGATGCGGCTGGCGTTACCGCTCTCACTTTACAGCGAAGCGGTCGGGATGACTCTCAGGGAAGTAATCGCAGGTTGCCGAGACCGAATAGTAAGCCCGTATCTGATTCATAGCCAGCTACAGAAGAAAGGCCAGCCAATGAGCAAAGATAACCTGAGTGATTATTTTGCTGAAGCCAGGGATAAGGCGGGCATTAAACCACCGGAGGGAAAAACACCAACAACATTTCACGAACAGCGCTCCCTGTCTGAACGTCTATATCGTGCTCAGGGGATCGACACGAAAACTCTGCTGGGTCATAAAGTACAGGCAACCACCGATAAATATAATGACACACGCGGGCAGGAATGGATCAAACTGGTCATTTGA